GCTGCTAGGACTCTCGAAGAGGCCATGTTCTGTGCCCACGAGCCGGTCAAGCCGCTGGAATCTATCCGTCAGAAGATGGATGATGGTATATACAATAATGTGGAGCTTGGGCCTTACACCGGTAGCATCCTCTCGAACCCCACGGGTACGGGGGATCGGTCTTACAACGCTGAAGACCAAGCCTGCCTGATTACTGAATACTACGGGCTGGTGCCCGCTGAGATGATTCCCGGCTCTGAGAAGTCCGGGATGGTTGAAGCGATTGTCACCATTGCCAACGAGACTGATCTGCTGAAGGCTATCGAGTCTCCTTTCTTGATGAAGGACCGCCCGATTGTGGCGTACCAGCACGAGAAGGTTCCCGGAGAGTTCTGGGGCCGAGGCGTAGCCGAGAAGGGGTACAATCCTCAGAAGGCTCTGGACGCGGAACTTCGCGCCCGCATCGACACGCTGGCGCTGGTAACCTCCCCGATGATGGGAGCCGACATTACCCGGCTGCCGCGCAACCCCGACATGCGGGTCCGCCCCGGCAAGGTGTGGCTCACTCGCGGGCGCCCGAGCGAGATTCTGGAACCGGTTGGCCTGTCCCCGCAGGGGCTGGCGCTTACTTTCCAGCAGGGCTCGGATATGGAGCGCATGGTGCAGATGGGTACCGGCGCTATGGACTCGGCCTCCCCGCTGAGCACTAGCCGCCGCAACGAAACTGTTGGCGGCATGAGCATGATGCAGGCCGGCTTCATCAAACGCGCTAAGCGGACGATGAAGAATGTCGAGCGGCAGTTCCTGAACCCGCTCATCAAGAAGGCGCTTTGGCGCTACATGCAGTTTGACCCGGATCGCTACCCAGTCGATTTCAACTTTGTTGTCCATTCCGGGATGGGCATCATGGCTAAGGAGCTTGAGCAGCAGCAGCTGGTTCAGCTGTTGGGCTTTGTGCCGCAGGAGTCTCCTGCCCACCTCATCATCCTTAGCGCAATATTCGAGAATACGCCGTCAGCCAACAAGAAGGAGCTGAAGGCGGCAATGGATGCACTTCTCGAAGCTTCGAAGCCGTCGCCGGAACAGCAGCAGATGCAGCAGATGATGCAGCAGTTGCAGCTCCGGGATGCCACGGCAGAAGTAGAGGACAAGGAAGCCGGGATCGCAAAGACGCAGGCTGAGATCGCTCTGATAGAAGCCAAGACCCATCGGGAAAGAATCTTGGCAGACCTTGAGGACGACAAGGTTCAGCTTGACGCATCCCGCGTCGCAGTGGACGCCGAGCGGACAAGGGCGCAATGGGCACAAACTGACGTCGCCCGGGAGCGCAACCAGATTGCTCGCATACAGGCGCAGAACCAGAAAACCAACAACAGCAAAGGTGATTGATGTCAATGACACCTGAACAGCTCCGAGAATTTGACGACTTCGAAGAGATGGTCGCCACACCGGGGTTCAAGCGGATGGTAGAGCAGGCACGAAAGACTATCTACCAGTATCAAGCGGATGCCCTAGAGGCTCCATCATGGGAACGGGTGTGTATCCTGAGAGGAAAGGCGGAGGCGTTAGCCGAGCTTGTCAACTTCGAGGATAGCCTTGCCCTGCATAAGCGTACTCTGCTAGAAGAGGAGTTTGAAGATGCCTCTTTATGAGTACAAGTGTGAGTGCGGTAATCGGTTCTCCCAGCTTAAGAAAGTGGAAGAGCGCGATACTGCGCCGTGCCCCGAGTGCGGGACTTGGGCCAAGCACGCAATAACACCCGTAAACTTTGACCCGAAAATGGGTCTTGACCCAGCGTTCGCTACTTTCTCCGATAAGTGGGCAAAGAAGCAGCGGAACAAAGGGTCCGGCAAGTCTACCGATAGCAACAACCATCGGTACGGCGGCCAATACAGCTAACGGAGAAGGGTGCTCAACCCCCGTTAGATTCATCCTAAACCCCTTCGTGGGGCGGAATTGAGGAGCAACAATATGACCAACGGTTTCAACGAGAGCCTTGAGCGCGAGATTAACGAGGCAGGTATCAATCAGGACGCGCGGGAAGCAGCAGCTGCTGAGCTGGACATTCCTGAGAAGTTCCGAGAGAAGTCTGCTGAGGAGATCATCCGCTCTTATCAGGAGCTGGAAAAGGCATACGGGCGTCAGGCCCAGACTGTCGGCCAGCTTCGGAAAAGTGTGGACCAGCTGCTTGAGTTAAACTCGACGGATGAGCCGGAAAGGAGGGAGCCGCCCAAGCCCCTCTCTGTGGACGACCTCTACGAAAACGTGGACGATGCTATTCGTCGCGCTGTTCGGGAAGAAACCGCAGCCGATCTTAATGCAGTTAAAAAGGAACTCAACGACACGAAGCGACAGCTTACGTTACGGGACTTCGAGAGCCGACATCCAAACTGGAGACAGCTCGTCGCAGACCCCTCGTTTGCCAACTGGGTGGCCGACCGGCCATACCGCCAGAAGCTAGCAGCTGCGGCGGACCAGTACGACTTCGATGCTGCTGAAGAGCTTTTTAGCATGTACGAGGATATGGACAAGGGCCGTAAGCAGGAGGATCAGCAGGAGAGACGTTCCAAGCTGAAGGATGCTTCCCTTGAGTCGGGCGCTGCCCGGCAGTCCACTCCGGTCAAGACGTATTCCCGGTACGAGTTGATGGAGAAGAGGATTCGCGCTAAGCGCGGAGATAGGAACGCAGACATGTGGCTTCGGGAAAACTCTACTGCTATCCAGAGGGCTTACGAAGAGGGTCGCATTGTTGATTGACCCAATTCACAACCCAATGGAGGAGTAAACCAAGATGGCTCTTGGCACTAATCATGTTACCGTCATTCCCGGCGGTACCGGCACACTGGCAGCTGCCGCACGGCAGTTCTCCAACAGTGCATTCGTTCCCGAGTTGTGGGCTGATGAGGTAATCGCCGCTTATAAGGCTAACCTTGTCATGCCGGAACTCGTGGTGAAGATGAACCACGTTGGCAAGAAGGGCGATGCAGTTCATGTGCCGCGCCCGACTCGTGGCTCTCCCTCGCAGAAGCAGGCGGAAACGCAGGTTTCGTTGATCGCTGCGCAGGAAGGCAAGAGCACGTACTACATCGACCAGCACTGGGAGTATTCCCGTCTCATCGAGGACTTCGCTGACATTCAGGCGAACCCCGAGGCGCGGCGCTTCTACACTGACGATGCTGGCTACGCGCTCGCGAAGCTTGTTGACTCTGCTATTCACGCTGAAGGCGCTGGCTTTGCCGCGGCTGACGCTGCCCCGACTGTGGCCGGCACGGCCTACAGCAAGGCAGTTATCGGTACCCCGGCTGGCGGCTCCCTTGTTGCGTGGGATGACACGGCGAACGCTAACGCCGGTAATGCTGCCGTCCTGTCGGACGAAGGCATCCGACTGATGATTCAGGCGCTTGACGACAACGACGTCCCCTCGATGGGCCGCGTTCTGGTCATCCCGCCTGTCGAGAAGAAGAACCTTCTGGGCATCAGCCGGTTTACCGAGCAGGCTTACGTCGGTGAAGTCGGCGCTGGCAACAGCATCCGAAACGGCTACGTTGGCAATCTGTACGGCGTGGAAATCTACGTCTCGACGAATTGCCCGACGGTTGCTGACGCCGGTGCTGCTACCGACCAGCGGGCTGCGATGATGTTCCAGAAGGAAGGCCTTCTGCTCATCGAGCAGCTGCGTCCGCGGGTCCAGACTCAGTACAAGCAGGAATGGCTTGCTGACCTGTTCACCGCTGACACCATCTATGGCACTGGCCTGCTTCGTCCTGAAGCTGGTATTGCCATTGTTGTCCCGGCCTAATACGCTGGAACTTGGTGAGGACGGGGGCTTCGGCCCCCTCCTCCCTTTTTTTGGGTAAAACATGCGTCGCAGATATAAGCCTTTAAAAGCTACTGACGATCTTCAAATCTCTTGGGAAGATATCGCTGATATCCCCGAGACGACTTGGGACGACATTGTGGGCAAGCCGGAGTGCTTCCCACCGTGCGACCATACCCATGTGTGGGAAGATATTATTGACCCGCCCGACTTTGCTCCGGCGGACCACACTCATGATTTCGACACAGGGCCTGTTAGCTGGAATGAGATTGTAGACCTTCCAGACTGCTTCACGCCCTGCTATCATCAGCACCCTCACGATACGGACATTACGTTCCAAGGCCTTACTCCGGGCCACGTGTGGACAGCTACCGGCGAGAACTCCGCTGAGTTCCTGCCTATAGATTTTCAAGGCAACCTTGACGATCTGCTCAAGCTTAACTGCTGCGGCATCATCGTGCGCGATTGCAGCGTGACGACGCCCGGAGAGGACACGTTTGACACTACGCCCACTGGAGAGGTCGTTTCTACCGTTCCGGCATGGGACGATCCCGCTCCACCCGAGGCGGACGCGTCGTGGACGGCCGGGTTTATGGAAGACCGTCAGACGGTCTTTAACCACCACATCGTCGCGGCTGGGTCCGGAGACCATAGCGCCGGACTCAACACAGTTACGGTAGACGGACAAAGCTACATCCAAAGATGGACTCGCTCTTTTGATTTCGACACGGGCGCAATTGTCGAGCCCCAGCAGAGGAATCTTATTCTCCCGCTCAGGTCCGGCGTTTTTACTGACGGCAACCTTAAGGCGGGGGCGGTGCCCGGCCATCCTTACCTTAGCTTCTATCGCCATATCTTCTACGGAGCGCGATGGATTTGGAACAACACGCTTGGCTCAACAGACGTAGAGAATCCGTGGGGTCTCTGCCCTAACGTCACGTTCAGCGGTACGTTCGTCCCACAGATGATGTATGTCCCCGGGGTGGGCGTCTACACCGGAAACACGGCGCCTGATAGCAAGAGGGGGATCTCCCTGTACCCTGCGCCTACGTTAGAGGCGCCCCCGAGTCTTTCCGCCTCCAACTTTGTACGTTTGGTTGACGCGTTCGGAGACACGTCGATTTACAACGACTCAATGAACGAAGGTACTTATGGGTTCATTGGTTATGAC